ATTTCTCCTGATTAACAGCATAAGTAGCCATTTCCTGAAGATACTTACGGGTCTTTTTCTTTTGCGTGGGCATCTTTGTTTGGGCAAGTGGTTTAACTTCAATAATATAAGTCATTACCTTCCCATCTTTTAATTTCATCTTGGCAATAAAATCAGGAAAGTATTTGTGTTTCTTCTTGTCCACAGGTGAAATATATGGTATTGGAAGTTCTTCCGAGCCCCACCAAATGACTTGCGGATGTTCGTCAAGCCACTTCATTACACGCACCTCCCAAGTCGACCTATAAACGATATTGGACGGGTCGCCTTTATATTTGCCGGGGTTATTAGGTTTGAACCATCCTTTGTAATTGTTGCCAAATGTCATATAAATATGTAGTATAATTCCACGGGAATCCTAAATGGCTCTATTTAACCTAACAGACATAACTTTTGGCAAAACTAATAACCCTACGGGGCCGTTATCAGCTTTGCAAAGTTCGCAATACGAAAGCAACACTTATAGATATCCTATTGATTTAGGCGCTGGCGATAAAGCTCATTATATTGTATTTAATATCAATGAACAACGCATGACTAGTTATCCTGGTTCAGCAACAGGCACCACACCAACTACAATTGCCAACAACTTGTTGTATGGTAATTCAGCTGCTGGAACAACAACTCTTATGAATAATTTGGGCCAAGCTACAGAAATTGTTACTAATGGCGTTAGTTCTGTTGTTGGTGGTATTGTTAGTAGTATTTTTGGAAAGAATTCTTTAGATAAAACTTTTGTTGGTGGATTTGGCTCTCAATTGCAAGCTGAAGTAGTTTCTGCTGCTAAAGGTTTGCAAAAAGGAAGTATTCGAGCTGAAAGGCGAATTACTGATACGGTTGCTTTGTATATGCCAGACACATTGGCTTACGCACAATCACAAAAATATGATACTCCTGGCGCTGGTGGCCATCCATTAACCGCACTTGCTTCGGCTGGTAAAAGTGTGCTTGATACGATTCAATCACAAAAAGGTAAAAATCTTGGTGCTGGTGTTGTAAATAACTTGTCACCATTTGTTGCAAGTATGGCTGCAAAAGTTTTAGGTGGTGTTGGGCAAATTGCTTTTTCTCAAGCCTATGGCGTAGTTCAAAACCCAATGATGGAAGTTTTATATTCTTCGCCAGATTTTAGATCCTTTAGATTTGATTTTATGTTTTATCCAAGGTCAGAAAAAGAATCGTTAGCTGTGCAAAATATTATTGAACGTTTTAGATTTCATCAGGCACCAGAGGTGAATACATCATTTGGTAATGGTTTCTTTATGGTTCCACCTTCAGAATTTGATATTAGTTTTTATTACAATGGCAATATTAATCCAAATATTCCAAAAATTTCAACTTGTGTTATGGAATCTATGGATGTTGATTATGCACCAAATGGTTTTTCTGCGTATGAAGTCCCTGGCCAAAAAGCTGTAGTTGGTGGAACTGGTATGCCAGTTGCTATTCGTATGTCATTGCAATTTAAAGAAACAGAAATTATGACAAAAACAAGCTTTAATGCTCCATCAGGAATGACATCTTCAACGGCTCAAAATCTTAAAGATGCCGGGTATAATGCAGGAACAAATTCTAAAGGTGAGGCAATATATTAATGTCAAAATATTTTAATTACTTTCCAAAAACACTATACACCAGTGATGCTGAAAATGGTGTAGTTGTTACCAATATCATTTCTCGTTTTGCTTTTGAAAAATCATACAGAGATAATTCGGCTGTATATTATGAATATGATATACAGGATAGTGATACACCAGAAATTATTGCTGATAAAATGTATGGCAATTCAGAAAGACATTGGATTGTATTAATGATGAATGAAATTGTTGACCCACAATTTGATTGGCCTCTTGACCAAAGAACTATTATTAGTTACATTAATGACAAGTATTCCGCCAATGCTTCAGTTGGCCAAACTGGCATATCGTGGGCTCAACAAAATACACAGTCTTATTATAAAATTGAAACAAGAACAACTAATTCAACAAATACATCAATAGAAAAAAAAATTCAAATTGATTCCAATGCCTATACAAATTTAAGTGCATCTATAACTAATGTAACTTTAAAAGATGGTAACGCAATTACAATTACTATTACCAAAGAAACACAATCATATTATGATTATGAAATTAATTTAAATGAGTCCAAAAGAAAAATTAAATTAATTAAACCTGAATTTGTTAATAGACTTGAAGAAGAATTAATAAGCGTCTTAGCATAATGTCCCTTGTATTAAAACAAACCACACAATTCACAATTCGTGAGTTAAAACTCATAACAAAATTTGGCGTTTTTGATATAAGTGCCATTTTTGAAGAATTGAATGTGTATGATAGCTTATTAATGCCTTGTATGACCGGTGGAATTGTTATTAAAGATTCTGTTGGCCTATCAAAACGGTTAACATTTGATGGTAGTGAATATATTAAAATAAACATTGTTAAGGGTGAAGATAATGATGTTACCACAATTAATAAAACTTTTAGAATATACAAACAATCCGATAGAACAACGTTAAATCAAAGTTCAGAGATATATGTTTTGAGCTTTATTTCAGAAGAATTTATTTATTCGGAACAACAAAAAGTTTCTCAATCATATACTGGTTCATATGATACAATTGTTAAATCGGTACTTACCAAATATTTAAAAGTTCCAACCACAAGAGTTGGTATTGTTGAAACTACAAGAGGCAATCAAAGTGCCGTTATTCCTTTATTGTCGCCATTAAAATCCATTGATTGGGTTTTAAAGCGAGCATTAGACAACAACAATAAAGCAAATTTTGTATTTTTTGAAAATAAAATAGGTTTTAATTTTGTATCATTACCAACTTTGTTTTCTTATGGTCCCGCATTAGAAATTAATTTTCAGCCAAAAAATATTAATAATGGAGAAATAAGTGATGAATTTTTAGGCGTAAGAGATTTTAATTATTCTTCAACATTTGATTTAATTGAAAATATTAGAAATGGTTTTTATGCCAATAAATTTATTGGTTTTGATATTCTTACAAGAAAAATAACTGAAACTTCTATTGGTATTTCTAATTCATATGGTACAAGTAATTTAAACAAATATCCAATTGCACCAGGAATGAAAAATAGAGAAGATAAAGATGTTTCTGAAATGTATGATTCCAGAGTTGCGTTGTATCCATATCAAACAACAAGAACAACTGCTACATATATTAAATCAAATGACAATAAATCTGCAATTATTTTGGACGAAACACATACATATATTCCTCAGCGCAAAGCTATTATGAATAATCTTATACAAAAAAGATTAACTATTGCTTTGCCTGGTAATTTTGCTTTAACATCTGGATTGATTTTAAAACTTAATGCGCCAACATATGGACTAAAAGATGATGATACACAACAACAAGATGACTCCATGAAAGGTAATTATTTAATTATTGGAACAAGACACATAATTAGACCAGATAAACACGAAACTGTTTGTGAAGTAACGACAGATTCTACAAATACAAAATTGATTGGTGGTAACACACCAGATTTACAAAAGGCTAGAAATTCATAATGGATAAAGATTTTGCAGGTAAAAATGGTTTTATTTGGTGGGTTGGCGTCATTGAGAATCGTGTTGACCCATTAGCATTAGGTCGTTGCCAAGTTAGAATTATTGGTTGGCATAGCCAAGATAATTTGCAAGTAACGACAGAGAATTTACCTTGGGCTCATCCAATGTATCCATTAAATAACTCTAATACATTCTCATCACCTAAACTAGGAGATTGGATTGTTGGTTTTTTCTTAGACGGTGAAAATGCTCAACAACCTGTAATGATGGGTATGCTACCAGGTTTAAAACAAAAGGTATAACTATGGCCGTTACATATGACGAAATGGGTAATGTGATTGGAGGTTCAGCTGACAATGTTGAAGTTCCAAAATCATATACTGAAGCACTTAAAGATGCTCAAAAAAACGCTGGCAAGCAAGCGATAATTAAGAAAACTCCGCAAGGTAAAGTCTATGAACCAAATAAACCAAAAGTTACTAATCTTGGTGATACATCGTTAGTTGGTTCTCCTACCGTTTCAAACTTAGCAAGAGGTATTATTGACACCACTGGCATTGCTGTTTCAAATAACAATAAAGTCCATGTTTGTGATACGACACTATATATTCGTAGAAATATTGACCTTGGTAGAATTGCATCTATGGTTACTCAAAAAATAAGATATGCTATTCAACAATTGATGGAATTTTTAGGAATTAGTCCTGGTAGTAGCAGCATAATTGAAACTCTAAAATGGATTAAAAGAAAAATTGAAGATGTGACCGAATTTTTAAAAGATGTTCAAGCAGCAATTAATACTTTTGTTATTGTTGTTAGAGAAATTCGTGATGTGATTGCTTATATTTTAAGTTTACCTGCTCGATTGGTAGCTTATTTTGCAAAATGTTTAGCAGAAGCTACAAAAGAATTAGCAAAACAATTTGGAGACATTTTTAATCAATCTGGTGGTGGTGTTGGTTTAGGTGATATTGTTGATGAAACTAAAGCTTTAATCAAAAGCACAGAAACTCTTGTTAAAACAACAGTTGCAACAGCAGCACTTACTGTAACGGCATTGCCTAATGCTTTATTAGGATCCAATAGTGCAGAAGAAACTGATAAAGCTAGAGAACTTTTAGGTGGTGACGGCAAAGCTGAATTTAATACTCTTATTGGCGACACATACAGTTCATTTGTTAATACTACAAAATATGAGAAGGCATAATTTATGGCAGATTTAGATCCAAGCAAATACGCATGGACTGAACCAGATTCGGCTTTTAATGCACAGTATCCGTATAACAATGTTATGCAAACGGAATCTGGTCATTTTCAAGAATTTGATGATACTCCAAATGCAGAACGCATAAGAACCCAACATCGTTCTGGAACATATACAGAAGTTAGACCGGACGGCAGCGAAGTCCATAAAATTGTTGGTGAAGGTTATGAAATTGTTGCATCAAATAAAAAAGTTTTAGTCAAAGGATTTTGTTCAATTACTGTTGAAGGAAATTCAATATTAGAAGTTCAAGGTAATTGTTTTCAGAGAACATTAGGTGACCACAAACAAGTTATTGAAGGAAATTATAATTTATCTGTTGCTGGTGAAATTAATGTTACTAGTGGTGGAGATATGAAAATTGGAACAACAAAACTTGGAGGAAAATTAAAATTTTTGGCTGGTGAAAGATTTGTTGTTGATAGTGACTTGGTTGTTAATGGAGGAATTACTGGATCATCGGTAACTTCTTCCGGTTCAGTAACAGCAGGAACAGGCATTCAAGCTGGAGTTAAAGGTTCTTTAAATCCATTTGCTGGTATTTCTACACTTGGTGGTATTAATGTTGGCATTCCGCCACCAATCCCAACGGCTCCTGGTGTTGTTAAAGCGACTGTTATGGTTACTGCGCCAGCTATCATTGGTTCAGTAATTACTTTTGGTAACATTCTTATGGATCCACTCGGCGGAGCACCGTTAATAAGAACAATTTACGATACACACAATCATATTGCGCCTTTAGGTCCAACAACTATACCATTACAACCAATGCCTTTACCTTGATTAGGATAATATTATGGCCTCATTATTTGCACGATTAGGATTTAATTTTGATACTGCTAGATTTGGCGATGCTTCGGTTTTAACTGAGGGCGCCAACAATACAGTAAATTTGATTTCATCTAGTTTTCCCACTTTTGCAGATTGGCAAAAAAGTGACTTATCAGCTGGTTCTCCAGTAAGAACAACTTATTTTCAAAATCCATATACTGCTAATTTTTCTAGTATGAATACAAGTATTACCAGTATTAGAGTTAGCGCTAACACCTGTAACTTGTCAAATATAGTAACTTCTTCAAATAATTGCATCTTAGAGATTGGAGCGTTTCATTCACACACGGACAATTTATCTGGTATTGTTGTTGTAACTGACGCTAGCGTTCCATCTTATGATACGGCTTCTGGAATAGGCCAAATGTCAATGATGAATTTGGCAAGAACTGATGGACCACAAACAAATACAACTCCAATTTTAGGTAGTTTTACCAGTCTTTTTGTAAGAGATGATATTAGCTCAAATGTTTCTCAATTAATATACTATTCTGGTGAATTGGCCAATAGTATTGTTGCTATTGCTGGTGTAGATGCCAATGGAGACCCAATAACTACATACAGTTCCAATCTTTCCAGCGGTGAACTTACAAATATTGTTAATTATATTGACACTACAAAAGGACTAATGACCACCAGACGGACGCATGATTGGACTTTCTTTCAAAACTCAATACAAATTACTAAAGATGTAGCTTTTATATCACAATTTAATAATTTAGGCAACACAAATAAGTATTTAATTAACAATGTAATTGGTACAGATTATCTTGTAAATAACTTGGCAAACACCGCATAAATAACAGATGGCAACCGTAGATACCAACATAGCACGCACCTATAGCGATTTGGACTTGAATTTCACTATTCATCCAGTTAAAAAAGACATTAACCGTGTTGTTGGAGATATGGCGGTTATCAGTTCCATCAAAAATCTAATTTTAACAAACCATTACGAGAGGCCATTTCAACCAAATATTGGTAGTAATGTCCGTAGATTATTGTTTGAAAACATGGATAACATTACTGCAAGTTCTATTGAAAATGAAATTAGACAGACAGTATTAAATTATGAACCTAGGGCTAGAATAACAAGAATCAATGCCATTGCCGATTTTGATAAAAATGGGTTTAGAGTAGAAATGGAATTTTTTGTTGTTAATAGAACTGACCCAATTACAATTAATTTTTTCCTAGAACGGATTAGATAGAAATGGCTAACGCTCGTTTACAAATTTCAGACCTTGATTTTGACCAAATCAAGACCAACCTAAAAACATATTTAAAACAACAATCACAATTTCAAGATTATGATTTTGAAGGTGCTGGTTTAAATATTCTTTTAGATATTTTGGCATATAATACTCATTACAATTCATATTATTTAAATATGGTTGCCAATGAATCTTTCTTAGATACTGCTGTGTTAAGAGATTCGGTTGTTTCTCATGCTAAAACTTTAGGTTATACTCCATATTCCACAACTGCACCTAGAGCTATTGTTAATGTAACTGTTGAATCTGGCACAACAACTCCAGACACATTAACTATTCCAAAAGGATCCACATTTGCTTCAAATTTGATTGATAATATTTCATATAATTTTGTTGCGTTAGAACAACAAACAGCAACAAAGGCAAACACATCTTTTGTTTTTGAAAATTTAAATATCTACGAAGGTTCATTGGTAAATTATGATTTTACCTATAGCCAATTGTCTAATCCAAAATCAATATTTGTTTTACCTGATGCGAACATAGACACTTCAACAATTAAAGTATCTGTTTCTCCAAATGCAGGAAACACTTTTAGTGAAACTTACACACAGGTAACTGAGGTGTTGGATATTACTTCCGAATCGGCTGCTTACTTCTTACAAGAAAGTAAAAATGGTAATTATGAAATATATTTTGGTGATGATGTTGTTGGTAAAGCTTTAACTGATGGATGTATTGTTTCCGTTGAATATTTAACAACAAATGGAACAGCTGCTAACCAAGCAAATGGTTTTATTAATGCTGCTTTAATTGGAGTATATTCAAATGTAGTAGTTGATGTTGTTGATGTTGCAAGTGGTGGTGCAATTAGAGAGTCCGTTGATTCTATTAAATATTCTGCACAAGCACAATATGCTACACAGAATCGTTTAGTTACAGTTAAAGATTATGAATCATATATTAAAAGCCATTACCCAAGTATTGATGCCATCTCTGTTTGGGGTGGTGAAGATGAAACGCCAAAAGTTTTTGGTAGAGTTTTTATATCTTTAAAACCAAAAGCAAATTATTATTTGTCTGAAACAGAAAAACAAAGAATTATTACTGAAATTATTAATCCTAAAGCTATTGTTTCTGTAGCTGCTGAAATTAGAAGTCCTGAATATTTGTATTTACTTGTTAATAGTATAGTTCAATATGATCCAAAGAAAACAACATTGGACGCTGAAACACTTAAAACACAAATTAAAAATTCAATTATTTCTTACAAAAATACCAATTTAAATACATTTGGTGCATATTTTGTT